AGCTCGTGGGAGGGGCTTGCATTTTCAGTGAGTTACACGCCCAAGCGCCGGGTAGAGAGCCGGAAACCCTTCTGCCAGTCATGAGGTCAGGGGTTCGATCCCCCTTGGCTCCACCCGCGAAAAGCCCCTCTTCCTTGGACTTAGGAAGAGGGGCTTCGTCGTGTCGGCCAAGATCTCGTGAGAATGTTTCCATTCTGTTTCCAGTCTCGCTAGATCACTTGCCCGTCTTCTTCTCGATCGCTTTCAGCGTCTTGTCGATGCTCTTGAGATACTCCGCAATCAGCTTCAAGGACTTCGAGCTCGCCTCTTCACGCTGCAGAGCCTTTCTGGCCTCAGACGTTGCCTTGGGAAGAGCCATCGGATCCTCCTTAGGTAGGGGTTTCCGAAACCTTACCGGACAGCCGCTGAAACTTCAACAGCTCCAGCCCCAGAGAGAACCTCCCTGCCGAGTTTCGCCGCGAAGTGCTTGCCCGTCGAGGGCATCAGGTGGCCGTATGTGTCCATCGTGATTTTGATGGAACTGTGGCCCATCTGCGTCGAGATGTACTTCATGGGAGCGTTCTGCTGGATATAGAGCGAGGCGAAGGTGTGCCGGAGGCTGTGCCAGCTGAGTCGCCTCTCTGAATCCATCCTCGTGGCGAGGCCCAGGAGACCCTCCTGGCGAACGAGCCGGCCCCAGAGGAAGTTGCTCACGGTCTCTGGCCGGGGGAGCGAACTCGGCGACGTAGGATCCTCACTGCCAACCCGGGCGAAGAGGAAGGCGTCGCCTTCGGGATTGCCCTTACGGAGCTGGAAACGCTTGAGGTCGGGGATGAGCTCCGGTGACAGGTCCACGGACCGCCTCCCAGCGGCCGTTTTCGGCGATCCAAGCCCGGTAGGTGTGAAATTCTCGGTCACATGGGCCGTCATGCCATCCAAATTAAGAGAGCGCCAGCGGAGCGCCAGGAGCTCTCCACGGCGAAGGCCCGTCAGGATCGAGAGCCGGACCATCATGGCGAAGTCCTCACCGATCTCCCGAGCGCCCTCGAGAGCCTTCTGGACCTCCCCGCGGTCGATGTCCAGTGGGATCGCTTCCTGCTTCTCGCAGCGGAGCTTCTTCATGCCGGCCATCGGATTGAAGGCCCGGTATCCGTCTTCCACGGAGGCCCGGAGAATCGTCCCCAGCATCGTCAGGACCATGTTGATGGAGCGGTCCGAGAGGGATCCGCCGTTCTTTTGGGAGCAGTGGGCTATCAGATCAGCCTTGAACTTCTTGACCCGAGGGAGGTCGATCTCCGAGAGCTTCTCGCCATCGAATCCGAACTCCTCCTGGAGGAGGTAGTCCCTCAGCTGGTACTCGTAGGTCTTCCAGGTTCCCGGCCGGAGACCGTCGGAGATCCGGCTGCGGAGCCACTCCTCGGCGTACTCGCGGAACTGGATGCTATCTGCGTCCGGGCGGTGCGTCCCGGCCTTGATGCTCACGAGGGTCTCAGCCAGGAGCGTTCGGCCTTCCTTCTGTGTCCGAACGCGCTTGATGCGGCGCTTCCCCTGACGGTCTCGATAGTCGATAACCCACTTGCCGCGGTACTTCCTCACGCAAGCCATCAGGACTCCTTCCCGCCGGGGAGGACTTTCATTTCTCGCGGATGCCCCATACGAGAGCGACTCCACGCGGCGAAGTAGACCCGGAGTCCAGCTTCATTTTCTTGAGTCATGAGGCTTAGCTGCACAAAGCTCGGGAGGAGCCGTCCATCATCAATCATGTCGGCGACTTCCCGCAAGTTCTTGCTGAAGTGTTCCGCTCCTTTAGGGCTGTCGAGATCGTAAACTCGGTGAAGGAGATCCATCATAGCCCCCTCTGCTGAGGATCAGAACTTACGAGGACCTGCTGAGGGATCCGGTTCTTCTCGGGGCTGGATCCAACTCCAAGCATGGTGATCTCGTTCGGATTGTCCCAGGTATCGAGGGAGAGGTGGAAGAAGCAGGGCTCGATCTCCTGCCGACGGATGGATTCGGCGAGGAGTTGAAGATCGTCAGCGAGGGCCTCCCATCCTTTCTTGAAATCGAGATCGTAGCCTTCGCGGATCTGACGGCGAGCCAGAGTTGCTGCCTTCATGGTTTCCCCTTTCGGCGGTTGGGGCTCTCGAGCTGCTTCATGGCGAGATGGAGGTAGGCTGGGACCTTGCGTCTTCCAGTTTCCCAGGATGCGACGGCATCCTTCGTGACGTAGAGCTTCTCGGCCAGCTCTCGCTGCGTCAGGCCCAGGGCCTCTCTCCACTTTTTCAGCTCGTGTGCCTTCATGGGTCTGTTGTACATTGTACAATCTTCCTGGATAGAGTCAAGGGGAATTCTTCACTCTACCCGAGAATCCTGGGCCAGGGAATCCCTACGGCACTTCGCCTGGTAGGTAGATCTCCCCAGCGTCGAGCACGTCCTGGATCGCGCCAGCGCTGGCCTGGTCCTGGGAGCCGAAGTTGACGGTCCCGTGGTAAATATGTGTCACATTGTAGGTTACAGGCGCGGTGCGCGTGACGTGGACGGAGCGCTCGGAGCCGCCACTTGGCATACTGGCGAGGCTATCACTGCCCATGTACCCGGGCGACGCGGAGGAATACTCCTGTGGGCCCATGGAGGGACCGATAGAAGCGAGAGCTCCGGCTCCTGCTGCGATAGCGCCGTGCATGGCTGCTGATTTGAAGAGCCCTCCCGCTTGGGCGAAGTTGCCGAAGGCTGCGGCAGCGACGCCCTCGGCCGCGTAGAAGAGGGCGTTGACCGCGCTCTCGGCGGACTTCGCTGCTATCGCCATACGAGCCATTTCCTGCAGGTAGGTGCCGATGGATTTTGACGAGATCTTCCCCATCAAGAGGGCATTCTTGAAGGACGCTGTCAGGTAGGCGTTGTTTTCAAGGACGCTGGCGATTGCCTGCGCAGTTCTCGACTCCCAGGACAGCGAGGTGTCAGCCATCACCTCGAAACCCTCTACGGCCGCCCAGGATAGATCGAGATACTGACCACGCAATTCAGCCACCATGGATCCGGTGCTGAAGAGAGCCTCCTGGACAACACCATTTCCGGCCGTCGCCTCCAACGCCTCCAGAGCACTCGAACCCTCTTGAACCTGGATCCCCAGATCATGGAATCGATCACCAAGCTGGCCAAGCCACTCTTCAGCGAACACGAGATTACTGAAGGTTGAGGTGGCCTCTCCCAGGTTGGAATTGAAGGCGCTGAGGTCTCGGGCCAGAGGAGCAAGGACATCCTTCGGGACGGCCATCTGACCCCATCTGGTCAACTGAGCCATCAAGTCCCGGCTTCCTTCGATCAGATCCTTGGAACGGATCTGGAACTCCTTTGCGATCCTGTCAGTCGATTCCCGGACGGCACCCTCCCTAAGGGCTTTCTCGATGCCTGGCTCAACTCCCCACGCGATTCCAGCGCCTAGCAGAGCACCGATAGCGCGGCCAGCTGTCCCGAAGACTCCGCCGATTTTACTGCCAGCGCCCGCACCGAAGAGAGGGGCGAGTTTCTCTGCGTCGAGGGATTCCAAGACGCCAGCAAACCCCTCATCGCCGAGGGTCACGGTCAGTTGGTCGACGAACTCATTCACGCCGCCGGTGGCTGAGGAGAGGGCGCCCAGGAACTCCTCCCCAATAGCTGTCTTCAGTTCTTCGACCTCGACATGAAGGCGCCGGAACGGATCCGTTTCAGATCCCACTAGGCCGCCCAGCTTCTCGATATTCAATCGGCCAGCCTCAAGAGCCGCGTTGACGAATACCTGCTTGCGCTCCATCTCCGTGAGATCTCGTGCGCTGACACCGACAGACCGCGCGTAGTCATCCTGGGCTTTCTCGACATCTACCAGGATCCCCAGGTTATCGAGGAAGAGTTTGGACTGACGCCCCAGGCCCGTCACGATAGACTGGAGCATGTAGTCCATCTCTTGGCCAGTGGACAGGGCAGCCGATCGAGCGATGGAGAGGATTTCGTCGAAACGATCCACGGGGAGGTCTAAGAGCATCGCCGTGTTGGCCTGCTGCATGAGCTGAAGTTCGGAAACGGTCTCGCCGGTGGCCTTCTTCATCTTTTCGAGAAGCGCGACTCCATCGACGCCGGCACTCTCGGCCATGTTTTCGAAAGCACGTTCGACATCATGAAGCTTCGCCGCTTCTTCTCCCCATTCCATCGCAGTCTGTGTGGCTTTCAGAGAGCCGAAAGCTGTCACTGCACCAAGAATGGTACTCTTAAGGCTATCAAGCCCTGAGGTCATTGCCGCCAGCTGGCCCTTTGACTTGGAGACTCCCTTTACCTGGAACTCAAGGACACCCTTGCGAGTGATGGTGCTACTCATCTTATCTCCTTCAGCCTATCCAAACGTTGCAAGCTCGCGGCCGGCGCGCTTGCGCATCTGCCAGGCGATCGCGAGGGCGATCACTCGGTCGTCATGGAATCCCGTTGGCGCGGACGTGTACTGCGCCGCGGAATCGGTGTACTCGTAGATCCGAAGCTCCTCGAGAGTGGGGGAGTCCGAGAGGTGGATGGCTCCAGTCCTGAGCGCAGCCTCGAGCTCTCCGATCATCAACGGCTTGCTCTTCGTGGACGTGACCCAGCCGACGCGCGTCTTCTTCCGGCCACGCTCATCCCATTCTCGGTGACGGTACAGTCGAGGTGAGTAGCCGAGCCGCTCGAGCTCGAGGATCACCATGCCCCCGGGCCCGTTCTTCTCGACGCCGACGATTCCCGGGAAGAGATCCAGCAATCGGGCGAGCTTCTGCGCGAAGACGTCCGGGCGCCACCGGCCGGCGAGGGTTGCTGCCTGGATGAATTCCTCGCCTCGCTTGTGGAGGACCGTGGCCACGGAATAGTCACTGTCCTCGTGGCCCTCGGCTACGTCCACGCCGATCAGGAAGGGCGTGTCGTCGCGGTCGTCGCGGGCCTGGTCACGGGCCGCCTTGATCTGCCCGTCGAGGTAGGGCTTTGCCCGGAGCCCCAGGAATTGCTCGTCGAAGACGACGGAGCCCGACTGCAGGAAGTCACCCCCGTACTCCTGAGCGGCCAGCCTGGGGGAGAGCGCTTCGCTGGCATCGTCGAACCAAGCCTGGTCTCGCTCGGGGTGATCGTTCCAGCGGAGCCGGATCCGATGGAGACCACGCTCATGGGCCTTGACCCAGAGCTCGTGAAAGAGGCCGCCGACTCCGTTCGGAGTACTGAGGGCCACCAGGCGCCCGCCTCCGGAGAGAGTGGGGGCCAGGGAGGCGAACATCTTCTCCGCGTCGGGCAGGTAGGCCGCCTCGTCGAGGATCACCAGGTTGGCTGTGTAGGTTCTCCCGATGGAGGGCGAGGCCGGCAGGAAGTGGACGGCCCCGCCCCCTCGGAAGACGATCTCCCCGCGAGTGTCGGCCGAACGAACATCCAGGGAGTTGCGGACCGTGTTTGGGAGGTTGTCGAGGATCGCTGTCGCCCGATCCTTCAGGTGAAAGGCGTCCTTCTCACGCTTGGAGACGATCAGGGCCCGCTCCCCGCGGTGGAAGAGCACACGCCAGAGGGCGTAGGCCACGACGAGCCAGGACAGGCCCATCTGCCGGGGCTTGAGCACGATGACGCTCCGGTGATGCTGGAGCGCCTCGGCCACGCGTTGGAGGTAGAGAAACCTCGGGAAGGGCTTGGCCATGCGCAGGCCTGGATCCGGCTCGTTCTCGTCGAAGGTCTTCACACAGACCGCGACGAAGGTCCAGAAATCAGTGGCCAGCTTCTGGAGTATCCGTTTCCGAGACACTCATCCACTCCTCGAAAGCCTCCCTCAGGTGGGGAGGCATCTTGGCCAGGTCAATCTCCGCGCTCTTCTCAACCTCGCGGATCGCTTCATCGAGCTCGACGAGCTCCTGCTCGGAGACCTCCTCGGTCTGGATCAGCTTCATCGCCTCCAGGCCGGCGCGAACGAACTGTGTCACGAGCGCGCCGTACCGGTCCGGCTCGGTCCCCACGGCCCGGATCAGATTCAGGGCATCCTCCAGCACCGTGAGCGCATCCTGAGGCGTTCGGAGGGGGATCGGAGGTTCCTCCCGAATCCGCTGGATGACGCGCGTCCCGGCTCCCTGGAGTCGCCCCAGCCGCATCTTCTCCTTCACGGAGGGAAGATCACTGTGGAAGGAGCAGTAGTCGGTCCCCTTGATGGCATTCCCCTTACAGCGAGAGCCGTCTTCCTTGATGTACACGCACTGCTTGCCCCGGCCCGGCTTCTTGCTCACCCCATCGACTGGACCCGGAGGGGCGCACGGCCAACGCCGAGACGTCTGTCCGTCTCCTCATCCAGTTTCTGGTACGAATCCCGGAACAGCGCCGTCAGCTTCGTCATGTGGTGTGCCGGTAGGCTCCGTGGGATGAGGTCCGGGGCGATCTCCCGAGCGTCCTTGTGGATCCCAGAGAGCTCCTGCTGAAGCTCCGTGATCTGGCCCTCTGCGAGTTCTTCCCACTTGGCCAGCTCATAGATCCCCTCGTAGCTCTTGACGAGCTCAGCCTCCAGCTGCTTGGCCTGGTTTCCCGTCAGCTGCCCACGCCTATCGCTGTCCCCGAGCACTTCCATGATCTTCCTTGCCCTGCTCATCAGGCTGACGTGCTGGGACACTTTCATTCCGTGCTCGTTCCGGATGGCGTTGATCGAGGAGGCCCTCTTGGTCATTTCCCGGCTGAGGGCTCTCGCCCGATCCTGTGGAGACTGCTCAGCTGCCATGCTCGACCTCCCTCAGCTTGCCCTCCAACTCGATCTTCTTCTTCTCGCAGCGGCCACGCTTCCCCTCACGCGCCGATCGCGCGGAGAAGGCCTCCTGGCGCTCCTTCGTACGAAGAGAGGAGTCGTTGGCCTTGGCATCGAACTCGTCGATCTCGTCCTGCAGCCGTGCAATGGTCTGGATCTCGCTGTGGAGTCGGACCTCCAGCTCTTTAAAGACGCCGTGCACAGCCCACGTGTCTTCGAGGACGACGTACCGGCCACCAGGCACGGCGCACTTGGCCTGAACGACAGACCGGGGTAGGAGCGCAAGGGGAGTGCTGCCCCCAGCCAACGTCGCTGAGGACCGGGCGCCAGCGGCCAGGCGCCAGAAGTGACGCTCCACCTGCTCAGCATTGGCCTTGTAGTCCATGTCCGCTGTCAGGCCGAAGAGCTGATCGAACTCCCGGCGGTTCTTGATGGGGCTGAACTGAGCGCAGAGATCATCCAGGCCGTCTCGGATTTCCCGCTCGGTCGCATCCAGGCGCAGCTTGAAACCCTCGGGTAGGACGTGGCCCTCCACGAGCTTGCCGAAGCCCGGGTACTCGTGGAGCTTTTCGACCAGCTGGCGAGCGTAGGCCACCTTTGTCAGGCACTCCTTGTAGATCTCGCCCGGATCTCCAGCCTTCTTTGGCTCCGGCGTCGTGTGCTTCGGCTCTGACTGGCCGGCGAGGGACTCCAGTGTGTGCCCCTTGGCTAGGCTCTCTTCCTCAAGCTGGCGAGCAGCCGCCCAGCGGAGGAAGTTGATGGCCGACGCCTTCATCCGAGTGAAATCCCGCATGGCCTCAGCACGGACCTTCTCCACCACACTGGTCACCCCGCGCATGTAGCCTAGGGCGAACCAGAGAGAGGCCAGGACCGCACGGCCCTCGGGAGTTCTCACGTAGGGTTTGACCTTGATCCTGGCGGGTATCTTCGGCCCACGGGCCGCAAAGATGTTCGGGGCAGGGCGAGGTTGCTTCACGGCGGTAAGATCCCCGCCCACGTTCGCAGGGCCCGATCTGTCCCACGCTGGGAGTACGAGCCCGAGGAGGTCCTCCGCGGAAGGAAGGGACACCGGGGCATCGACGACCGCCGTACAATCGGCCCCGGGCCCTTCCGTCGGCTGCTCCTCGACAGCAGCCTTCTCGGTATGCTCCTCCGTTGACGGGGAGCCGGTGTCCTTGACTCGGACGCGACCAGGTTTGGAAACATCTTGGAAACTGCCTTTCGTATCCTTCTTACTCATAGTGGCTTACAACTCCGCTTCTGAGGGTTAATCATGAGATCAAGGCCCCCGAGAAGGGGGCATGCGTGAGAGACTCGCGAGATCGAATCCAGGAAAAGAGTGACGCATGACACGTGGTGACACGGGTTCCCCATTACCCCTATAGGGGTTGTTGTAGGGGGGAATAGGGGCAAAGCGTCATGATGCGTCATGCGTCATGCTCTCCATCCGCCTGAAGCCCGAGGCCGAGCCAGTATCTTGTTGACGGAGTTCGCTTTTGCCGGAATCCCCGCTCTTTGAGCCGCATCCCGAAAGCCTTTGCGCTGATAGCGCTCTCGCCGTTCTCGGCCGCCCAGGCTTGGTAGGCCTTGTAGAGGAATCCCGCCGCCGCCTTCGCCTGGGAAAGCTCGACGCAACGCTCCTCGATGAAGCCGCCCAGGACGTCGCTCTCGTCGCGGTAGGCCTGCGTGGCCGCCCGGAGCGAGTCCGGGGGATCGACACCGCGCTCGTACCAAGCCGCAGCCCCGTCGATGAGCCACTGCAGGATGGCCCCGCCTTCCTCCTCGAGCAGGATGTCGGCGAAGCCCTTGATTCGGTCCTCCTCCGGCACGGTGACCGTGAAGGGGAAGATCAGGATCCGGCGCCAGAGTCCGTGATCGGTCCCGCGGAGCTCCGGCTTGTGATTCACGATGAGCAGCGGCGTGTGGGAGGGATCGAACTCGAAGGCATCCTGGCGCATTTTGCGTGCGCGGATCCGGTCCCCGCCGGTGACGCTCTTGAGCAGCTGCTCGTCGAGTCGCTGGGCACCCTCCATCTCGTAACTGAGCACCAGGCGCTTTCCGAAGAGGTCGGCAATGCTGGTCAGGTGTGTGTCCCGGGGCCTCTTGAGCAGAAGGCCCGGCGCGGCCGTCATGGCGTAGTCGTTGCCGAGGACCCGCTGGATCACGTTGGTGACCGTCGTCTTCGAGTTGGCCCCGGTCCCGTACAGCGTCGTGATGAGGTTCTCGCTCGTGTGGCCGCTCGCGGCGTACCCCATGAGCCGATGGAAGCAGCCGATCTTCTCCTCGTCCCCATCGAAAGCGAAGCGGAGGGTCTTGAGCCACCTCGTGGGCCTGGCCGTCGGGTCCGGGCTGATCGGCGAGATCTTGGTCAACAGGTCCAGCTGCCGGTGATCGTGCCGCTCGCCCGTCTCCAGGTTGAAGGTCCCGGCCGGCGTGTTGAGAAGGTCCGGGTCGGTATCCAGCTGATCCACCGAGGTCAGGACCTTGGGATCGGTCCGGAGGATCCCAGCAGCGCCGTTGATGTAGTGATCGGCCTGGGCCGCCCGGCCCCACTTGATGAGCTCGCTCTGCTCTTGCCGGTTCTCGGTTCTGGTGGCCGTCCAGAGAATCGACCTGGCCGCTCTGACGATCCGGCGCTTGAACCTCCAGGGGCCCGTGGGCCCGAGGTCGTACCGGCCCTCGTGGTAGGCGCACTCGCCGAATCCCGGCACGTAGAGGATCTCCCCGGGGAAGAGCTGGAGGGCGAGCTGGGCCAGTCCCATGTGCGTGTGCTCGATGGGGGAGGTCCCGTCTCTCTCTTCCTGGAGGAGCGCGGTCAGGCACTCTGCGCGTTGAAGGGCTTCCTCATCCTCCTTGAGATCGGCTTCCCACTGTTCGGATTGTTCGAGAAGATCCAGAGACGAGTTCACCGGCCGCCCTCCTGGCGCTCAAGCCACCAGGCCCGGAGTTCCTGCGCATCGAAGCGGACGATCCGGCGCTTGGCGCCCGGAGGGGAGAGTGAGATGTAGGGGATCTGGCCCATGGCCACGAGCTCGCGGACGGTGGACGAGCTCACTGAGAGGATCTCGGCCGCAGCGTCCGTATCCAGGAGGGGAGCGACGCCGGCCTCGTCCCGGGCCCCATGGGCCTCGAGCTCGAGAGCGAGACCAGCGAATTCTTCAGCGAGTACCAGGAGGCGTTTACTGAGCATCAGCCACCTCCAGTGTCTGGAGGGCTCGACTCAGGAGGGACGGCGATGTCTGAAGGGCCGCGGCGAGGCGTCGAACGAGCTGTGGTCTGGGTTTCAGCTCTCCACGTTCTAGAAGAGAGATTGTGGCGTTGGAGCACCCAGCCAGATCGGCCAAACTGCGTTGGGAAAGCCCTCGTTGGATTCTGAGTTGCTGAACAATGGTCGTGGCCATGCTGTCCTCCTGCATGGCCAGTATGTCAAGCTGGGCTTAACGGGCGGCAAAACTAAGGGGGCAAGGGTTGGGGGTGCTTAAATGGATCTCCGGTAGAGGTCCTCGGAATCCCGTTGGTTGAAGTACCACCAGGCAGGATCTGTAGGCAGGGGCGCCCTCGGCTTGCTGAGAGCTTCACGAATCTGCAGATGGAGGTTGAGGCCCCCCTCGTCTGCAGGATCTTGGGTCTCCTCGATGATGGATTCGACGGCCGCTTGGAACGGGGGGCGCGGAGTTGCCTTGGATCCAGAAGAAGCTTCGGACTCGAAGATCTCTTCGAAGTCGCAGGCCACCCGCCAGATGAACTCGATCAGTAAGGCTCTCTGGCCTGCAGGACGATGGTTGAGTTTCTCCAGACGCTGAGCAGCGTTCTCAAAGCCCGACTGGAGATCGCGAAGTTCGACCGGCCACCGTGGGAGGTTCCGCCCCTTCTCATCCTTCACCCAGGCGAGCTCGGGATCGTCCTCTTCTAGGACCTCATGCAGCACGGCAAGACCATAGAGCCCAACATCGTGGAATCCCGATAGAATTTCGTCTACCCGGGCGCTCATCGCCCGAAACGCTTTTTGCATGTCCGCTCTGGATTGCCGTGAACTATGCTGAAGCTGAAGCTGGAGGCACTTGAAGTGGACTCCAACTCGGAGGAGGAACTCTTTTCGTTGAGAGTCCCCCGGGGGGAGCCGATCGGCAATATCGGAGAAGCCTGCCTCCGGCACTCTGTAATCTCGGATCGCGTTGTAGCTGAGAGCCATCGTCCTCTCCCGGCCAGTTGTGATTAGAGGGGCTAAACCCCCTTGGAATGGATCGCGCAAAGCATGCGCTAATGCGGATCCTCACCTTCATCTTCGTCTAGCCACCTACGGACCTCGCCATCGTTGATAAGCAGACTGTAAGCCCAGCCCGCAATCTTGTAAGAGTCAGTATTTCTATCTACACCAGCTGCAGTTCGTGAAACCTCTAGAAGGATCCCCCTGTCCCTTAGGATTCGGCAATGGTGTTTGTTTTGCGCATGAGAGGCGTTTAGAGACGGAATGTGGTTATCCGCCTTCTCTTTGAGCATGGTCTTTTGCCCTGGGCTTGATTTGAAGATCAAGCTCCGCTGCTGACTTAGCTTTTCTTCGGCCTTCTTGCGCTCAGAGCGCCTCCTATAGCCAATCTCCCCGAGGCCGATCACGAACGCTAGCGAGAAGAAAACAGACCCTAGTTGAGCGAGAGGGAGCAATAGGGGGATGCTTCGTGCCTCATCAGATACTAGAGCCAATATCCACCCACTCAGGCACAAAACAGCAGCTTTCCAGCTGTTTCTAGGCTGAAGTGGGGCGGCTAGTTTTTCGATTTGACTAGCAATAGCGGTGATCCAGTCTGCCATTTTCCCTCCAGATCAATCATGAGCCAAGTCGATAATTAACCATCCAAAGGAGAAGTCAAGCTCCAGCTTCCCTGTTTCCACGGTGTTTCCAGCATCCACGGAATATGGCAGCGAAAGATATCGCAGCTCGTGGGAGGGGCTTGCATTTTCAGTGAGTTACACGCCCAAGCGCCGGGTAGAGAGCCGGAAACCCTTCTGCCAGTCATGAGGTCAGGGGTTCGATCCCCCTTGGCTCCACCCGCGAAAAGCCCCTCTTCCTTGGACTTAG